ATAATGATAGATTTGCTCCAAAACCATACACACCTAATATTACAGTTGATAATAATTTTAATTTTTTAAGATTTTTTGCTAAAAAAACAAATGAATATTATTTTTTAGAAATTGATAAAGAAACTTTTAATAAATTTAATAATAATGATGTTACCGCCGCTATTGATTTATATGAGGTGACATCATTCATTTTTAATACAGCTAATAATTCATCTAATTTAACCCAAGCGGCTTTAATTGAAATAAATCAAAAATGGTATGGATTCTCTCAATTTATCCAAAGTCTTAGCTAAGTTTGTTTTCCTAAAATTTCTTCATTAACTTCAACCCAATGTTTTGGTTAATTGAAAATAAAACTCAACTTGATGAGTTTACAAATCGTATTCAACATACTAAGGACCCTAAGGAAGCCTTCATAGAAATAATACCTACCTCACCATTACTCCACCCAGCTGAAGTAAATGTTAGCTTAATCTACATAAGACCCTTATGGACTAATAAAGGCTATATTTTACCATTAGACCACAGTGAAGCTATGTGTGAAATCAACGAATATATTGCTAATTCAATTAAGCAATTCAATCGATTATACACTTGGGATAAAAAATTCTTCTATCATTTTTACGCACATAAAGACATAATTGATTTATCATTATTTCCTACAGACTTCAAACCTCATCAAACGAAGGCTCATGAGATTTTAAAACAAAGAAATAAAAAAATTACTGATTTAAATAAATTAATTCCTATAGTTAAACACTATGAGAGTTGCGAAATAAATTATAAAAACTTAAAAAATACATTCAATGGAGAAGTTAACGAATTTTACAACAACATATTTCCCCTGGTATTCAACTCCATCGAAAGGAGCGGTTTACGAGTGGATACACAACTCTTCGAAGACTACTTCGATAGAAGTGGCAAGAGTAGAGTCTACACACAATATAATTACAATACAACAACAACAAGACCCTCAAATAAATTCGGAGGAGTAAATTACGCTGCTTTAAATAAAGAAAATGGATGTAGAAAAGCATTTATACCCGAAAATCATCAATTTATAGAATTAGACATTTCAGCTTATCATCCTACATTAGCTGCCCAATTAGTTGATTATAAATTTGAGTGTGAAGACATTCATGAGTCATTTGCAGAAATGTATAAAGTGGATTATAAAAAAGCAAAAGAATTAACATTCAAACAACTCTATGGTGGAGTATTTGAAAAATATAAAAACTTAGAATTTTTTAAGAAAGTTCAAGCTTACACAGATGATTTATGGGAGAAATTTAATAATGAAGGATTTATTGAGTGTCCTATTTCTCATTATAAATTTAAAAAAGAGAATTTAGAAGAAATGAATCCACAAAAGTTATTTAATTATCTACTGCAAGGTTTGGAGACTGCAAAAAATGTTGTTATATTATGGCGTATACTAAAACTATTACAAAAGAAAAAAACAAAATTAGTATTGTATACTTACGATAGTTTCTTATTTGATTATCACAAAGAAGACAAAGAAATAATGAAAGAAGTACTAAGTGTATTTAGTAAATATAATTTGAAAATAAAAATGAAGCATGGAAGAAACTACGATTTTGAATAACACCCCCAATATTTATACGGTGAACTATGATTTTGAGAACCCACTAAACATTGGAGATTTGAATAATAAATTGTTTTGCACTTTTACATCTATTGATGGAATTGATGGGTTAGTTGAAAATTTATCATCCCAATACTCAATTATGTATAATAAGATGTTTGTTCTTCATATAAAGAGCAACAATGAATATGTTGTCACTTACAATGTAGATCAAGGTAATGTTAATAACATTCCAGACAATACAATTTTAGTTCATCGAAAAAAAGAAACAAATACTTTATACACAATAAATGCCTTAAATGAATTAATCAAAAGTTTAAATGGTGGAGTTGTCGACACCAAATTTCCAATAAATTGGCAACATTATAGAAACTGTGTTTTACTTACACAACACAATGAGTTGAAGCAACTTAATACTAAAATTCATAAAATTATTGAACTATAGTTTGGCCTATTGCTTCATCTTACTTATATTTACCTCAATTATAATTTTTAAAATTTCTAAAAAATGGACTTAAATGCTATTAAAAATCGGTTGACTTCTTTAAATGAAGAGTCTAAACCAAAAGAAAAACGAGAGAAGAAGGATTACACCTTAATCTACTGGAAACCAAAACAAGAAGGAAAATACCAAATTCGTTTTCTTCCTTCAAAATTAAATAAAAACAATCCCTTCCAAGAAATATTCATGCATTATGGAATTGGAAAATTTCCAATTGTTGCATTGAGTAACTGGGGTGAAAAAGATCCAATTGTTGACTTTACTAAGAAGTTAAGAGAAACAAGTGACTCACAAAATTGGAGTTTAGCTAAAAAGTTAGATCCTAAAATGAGGGTATTTGCTCCAATAATTGTTAGAGGAGAAGAGGAAAAAGGTGTTAGATTATTTGAATTTTCTAAAACACTTTATTTAGAATTACTATCAATTGCAGATGATGAAGACTATGGTGACTTTACAGATGTTGCTGAAGGATTTGATTTTGTATTAACCGCATCAAAGGTTAAAGATCGACCTGGATTTGCTACAACTTTAAGGCCAAAGCCTAAACAGACTGTCTTAAATAGTGAAGCAGGAAAAATTGAAGAATGGTTAGAAGACCAACCACTACTTCTTGAGGAAAGATACAAGTATCCTTATGATAAATTGAAAGAAACACTTCAAGAATTTCTCACAGGAAATGAAACAGAAGAAGAAGGTAAAATTTCCTCTGAAACTGCTAGTGGATTTGAAGATGATAAGGAGGAAAAATCTACTCCCCAACAAAATAATTTTAATTTAGCTACTCAAGGAACTCCTAAAAAAGCAAAAACTGAGGAGTTTGATGATATGTTTGAAGATGATGATTTACCATTTTAAATTTAAACATATATGGCTAAAAAAATTAAAAAATCACTGCAAGAAGCAGTATCAAATGAAATAAAAAAGAATTTTGATTTAGGTTCCTTCAAAGAAAAGAAGGGACTTAAACAAAATGTCAAGTTTAAAGAACAAACTTGGATACCACTATCTCAAGCCTTTCAAGATGTTACATCAATTCCAGGAATACCAATGGGTCATATTGTTTTACTTAGAGGTCACTCCGATACAGGAAAAACAACAGCTTTATTAGAGGCCGCAGTTTCAGCTCAAAAAAGAAATATCCTACCAGTTTTTATCATTACAGAAATGAAGTGGAATTGGGAGCATGCTCAACAAATGGGATTAGAAGTAAAAGAAGTAAAAGATGAAAATGGAGAAGTTGTTAATTATGAAGGTGAATTTATTTATGTTGATAGAGAAACGATTCATTCAATTGAAGACGTTGCTGGATTTATTTTGGACTTAATTGATGAGCAAAAGAAAGGTAATTTACCTTATGATTTGTTATTCTTATGGGATTCAATAGGCTCAGTTCCTTGTGAAATGTCTATAAAGTCAAATAAAAACAACAATGAATGGAATGCTGGGGCAATGTCAACTCAATTTGGAAATAGTGTAAATCAAAGAATTACATTATCAAGAAAAGAAAGCTCAGCATACACAAACACCTTAGTATGTATTAATAAGGTATGGACAGCCAAAGCAGAGTCACCTATGGGGAAACCTAAATTAATGAATAAAGGTGGATTTGCAATGTGGTTTGACTCTACATTTGTAGTTACATTTGGTAATATTTCAAATGCGGGAACATCTAAAATAAAAGCAATTAAGGATGGAAAGCAAGTTGAATTTGCTAAAAGAGTAAATCTACAAATTGATAAAAATCACATTAATGGAGTTACTACAAGAGGAAGAATTGTAATGACACCTCATGGATTTATCAATGATGATGATAAAGAACTTAAAGCTTACAAAAACCAAAATGCGGAAGCTTGGAAGAGTATTTTAGGAGGGACTGACTTTCAAATAGTAGAAGAAGAATATGAAAGTCACGATATATCAACTTACACTGAAGAACCAGAATAAACTATGGATAAAAAAGATTTACTTAAACTTCTTACAAATACTAAGGAGAATGACACCGATATGTCTGGAAGAAGAATTTTACTATTAGACGGGTTAAATTTATTTTTTAGAAATTTTGCAATGCTTAATATGGTTAACCCTGATGGAGTTCATGTAGGAGGTTTAGGTGGATTTTTTCGTTCATTAGGTGCTATGATTCGCCAAACTAATCCAACTGAAGTTTATGTTGTATTTGATGGGGTTGGCTCTACAACAAATAGAAAAAATATAATTCCTGAGTATAAATCTGGTAGAAATGTTACAAGAGTTAATTGGGAAGTATTTGATGACATAGAGGAGGAGGATACTTCTAAAATAGAACAAATAGTAAGAATTATTCATTACTTAAAAACTCTCCCAGTAAAAACATTGTCATTAAATAAAGCAGAAGCTGATGATATCATCGCGTATTTAAGTACTACATTGCCAAAACAACCTGAGGATAAGGTATTTATAGTATCTAGCGATAAGGATTTTCTTCAATTGATTTCCAACCAAGTTATTGTTTATAGACCAATTGAAAAGAAATACTACACTGAGGATGTATTTAGAAGTAAATATAAAATCTCACCTAAAAACTTTATTTTATATAAAACCTTATTAGGAGATCAATCAGATAAAATTAAAGGAGTAAAAGGATTAGGTGAAAAAGGTCTACTAAAGAAATTTCCAGAATTAAAAGAAAATATAATTTCATTTGATGATTTACTTAAAATATGTGAAAATAAATTTAAAGACCATGTTGTATATGCCCGGGTATTATTAGCTGTAAGTGACTTAGAGAAGAGTTATAAAGTTATGGATTTAAGTAATCCAATGTTAGATGAAAATGATAAAAAATACTTAGATAGGATTGTAGACGCTGATGATTTGAATTATCTTCCTAAAGAATTCATATCATTATATAATGAAGATAAGTTAGGAGGAATGATAAGGAATTTAGATTATTGGTTGGATGAAAATTTTAAAAAATTAGTTATAAATAAATAAAGTTATATGACATTAAAAAAGTTTGAAGAATATGGAAAAGACTTCCAAATAAAAGTAATATCATCATTATTAACTCATAAAGAATTTCTCATAAACATTTATGATATTATTAATGATGAAGATTTCACAAATCAAGCCCACCGTTGGATTGTAAAAGAAATTCTAAAATACTACAATAAGTATCATACTACACCTTCCTTAGAAATTCTAAAGGTTGAAGTTAAAAAAGTTGAAAATGAAGTTTTAAGACTATCAATAAAAGAACAACTAAGAGAAGCCTACATAACAAGTGATGATGACTTAGAGTATATTATGGAAGAATTTTCATCATTTTGTAAAAACCAACAATTAAAGAAAGCACTTCTATCATCTGTTGATTTACTAAAAG